TCGAATGACGGCATTCACACATTTTCCGGTTCCTGATGATGCCCGTATTGGCGGAGAGCCGCTTCAGTCGGACGCACTTGACACGGCATTTGGCAGCAGTCGCCCTGCACCCAGCGGCAGTGTGATCTACGGCGGCGCGGATCTCCAGATTGCCCAAAGCGGTGACGGCACGCTGTTTGTGGTGCTGTGCGGCGAACGGGCAGGTATGCAATTCGGTACGTATTGTTTCCGCGCTTGGCCGAACAGCCAACGCACGGAGTGGATCAATCTGCCGTTCTTTACCGAGGGGCGCGGCACGTTGTGGCGCGAGCCCAACGCGCTGATGCTGGCGTGGCCGTCCGGTGACGGTCGAAGCTATGTCTATTTTCCCATTCCTGGCTATGTGCCTGTGGCGTGGCCCGGCGGCAGCGGGGTCGCCAGCGGTGTGGATGCCACGGCACGCGCCGAGCTTGCCGCGTTGCGTGCAGAACTTGCCGCGCTCAAGGCCACAGTCGCGCGGCTCGAGCAGCGCCCCGTGGGTCTCTCGCGCCACGATGTTGAGGTGATCGCCTGGGCCAAAGGCGGTGATCGGGCGTTTTTTGAGTTGGGTAACCCCAACAGCGGCATCAGCGGGCGGGTGAGGGCGATTGCCGAGCAGGTGAAACGAGGGTCGTAATGTGGGACTGGAACGCCTGGTGCATGGTCACGCTGATTGCGGTCATGGTCTGCTTCGGCGTGCTGCTGGCCCTGGTGGATTGTGCGGAGGATGAGTCGTAGGTGGCTCCATCACTGACCAATCAGGTCGTGAACTCAACGGGCACCGGCACAGCCACGTCGTTCACGCTGACCGCGCCGGCGGGATCAGGCGGCTGGCTGCTCGCGATTGTCGTTGTGCGCAACACCACGGCCCCGACCATTACCGGCACCGACTGGATCCTTGTGACGGAGGCGTACAACAGCGGTGTCAGTAACGGACTGCGCCATATGGTGTATCGCGCCGCCGCTGGTGCGGGCAATCTGACACTGACACTGGGTGTCGCGCGCAACTGGATCGGTGCCGCGTGGCGTGTGGCGGATGGCGACACGACCACGCCCATCGAGACATCAAGCCAGCAGGCCAACGCTTCGAGTCTCAATCACGACACGCCGGGGTTGACGTGTAGTGCTGATGCGCTGCTGGTGTGGGGTACAGCATTTCCGGGCTCGACCGCCACGATTACCGGGCCGAGCGGCATGACGACCGTCGTCAATCAATCGGCGACCGCAGTACGCCACGAGATCAAGAGCGAAGTCCGCAGCGCGGGCGCAACGGCTGATCCACTGCGGGGTACCACGAGTAGTGGACAAGCTGACGCCACAATTGCGCTCAGTCTGAAAGCAGCGGCCAGCAGTGCGGATCGCGTGCCGCCGCGCATGCGAACGGTTGCCGATCCGAGTCGGCGTATGATCTATGAGTGGAACTAAGGAGGCTGTATGGCGGGTATTCGGGTGGCGGCGACAACCGCCGAAGTTGCGCTCACAGCGGCAACCGCACGCACCGTGCTGCAAGTCGTGGCTGCGGCAAACCATCGCGTGCTTGTTGAGCAGATCAGCGTGTCGTTTGATGGTATTTCACCGACTGCCGAGCCGGTGATTGTCGAGCTGCTGCGCCAAACGACGGCTGGCACGATGTCGGCTTTGACGCCGGTCAAATTGAGTGACGCGGGATCGGAAACGATCCAGACGACGGCACAGCATTCGGCCACGGCGGAACCAACGGCAGGCGATGTGCTGTGGCGGGTGGAAATTCATCCGCAAACGGGCATTGAAAAATTGTTTCCACTTGGCCAGGAAATGATCGTGGCCGGTGGCGGTCGCCTCGGCGTGCGCTGTACGGCTCCGGCAGCCGTCAACGTTGTGGCAGGCCTCGTGGTGAACGAGTAGCATGCGCCAGCTGAATCGCCGTCAGCGCGCCGTTCGGTTTGATCTGCCGCCCACGTTGCCGGTGGTACGCCCGGATCCGCTCCGGCTGATCGCGGCCACGTCGCCACGTCGTGCAGGGCAGGTGCTGCGCTGGGGGCCACGTCGCCCCGACAGTGCGCCCGTGCTGGCTCGCCCGCCGCGTCTGCGGCTGGTGACAGGCCTGCGTCGATCACGGGCTGGGCAGGTGCAGGTGTGGGGACCGGTACGCGACGTGCCCGCGCCGCCGGTGCTTGCCGAGCCAGGCTATGCAGCCATTGCTGATCAGCGGCCACTGGCAACGGCCGACGATCAGGCCCCGCGCGCGGCAGTTGACGCGCTGCTGATCGGTGCCACGATCACCGATCAGGCACCGCTGGCGACGATTAGCGCGCAGCCGTATAGTCAAGGAGTGTGACGATGGCCGAGCTGACGCAACTCCGGCGCGGCGATACGCCGACGTGGCGCGTGGCGGTCAAAGAGGCGGATAACATCACACCGTTTGACCTCACCGGCTACACGGTGCGCTGTACGGCCAAGACCAACCTGAGCGACGCCGACAGTGCGGCGGTGTTTACGCTCGTGTCGCCAACCAACATTACCATTGTGAGTCCGGCCACGGCGGGCCTCATTGATATTGTGCCGCCCCACACGGCAACGAACACGCTGACAACGGATCTGACGGTGTGGCTTGATGTGCAACTGGCACGATCCAGCCCGTTGCGGGTGTACACGGTCATTCTCAAGCAGATCAGTATCGTGCGCGATGTGACGGAGACGGCCCCGTAATGCCGCGCAGTACACGAATCGATCCCGCAACACGCGCGGCAGCTGTGGCCGATCTGATGGCTGGCGAGCAGCCCGCCCTTGTTGCGGCAAAATACGGCATTGATGCGGCAAAAGTGCGTATGTGGAAAACGCGATATGTTGCGCCTGATGTTGCGCCTGATGTTGCGCCGATCACCTATCAGCAGCCCGCGCAGCTGGCACAGAAACAGTACATTGGAGAATTAATCGTTGACCTCCTTCGCGCAAAACTCGAAGCGTCGCAAGCCATTGCCCGCGCTGCCCGTAATCCCGAGTGGCTCGCCAAGCAATCCGCCGCCGACTTGGCGGCATTGGGCGGGTATCTCGATAGCACTGCCTTCGCCATCGGCGATCGGCTGGCCGGGGCCGCCACCAGCCCTGATGCCGACGATACTGAAGCCTGATTCGCGTTCTTGGCAGGAATGGCTTGAGGCAACGTTCCCGCGCGCGGTGGCCGCCCCGTTTGCGCCACGTCATCTGCGCGCGTGGGCGTGGCTCGATGCGCTGCGCATCGGTGTGCGCCCACGCGCGCTGGTGGAGATCTGGGCGCGCGGCGGCGGCAAGAGTTCCACGATCGAGCTGGGCTGCGTGTGGCTAGCGCGCCAACAGCGTCGGCGCTTCGGGCTCTATGTGTGCAAAACGCAGGATGCCGCCAATCGCCACGTACAGAGCATCGCCGCGTTGTTTGAGCAGTGCGACATCGGACGCGCGCTAAACGCTTATGGACATTCGCGCGGCTGGACGCGCCAGATGCTGCGCACCGCCAGCGGGTTTAATCTACTGGCGGTAGGCCTTGATGTAGGCGTGCGCGGGGCCAAGCTGGACGAGCTGCGCCCTGATCTGATTGTGTTAGATGATATTGATGATCGCCACGATACGCCCGCGACAGTTGCCAAAAAGCGCGAGACAATCACCGAAAGTATTCTCCCAGCGGGCAGCGCTGATCACGCGGTCATTTTTATTCAAAATCGCATCCATGACGGCAGTCTTGCAGCGGAGCTTGCCGACAATCGCGCTGACTGGCTGCTGGATCGGCTGTTCGTGCAGCAGGAACCAGCGGTGTACGATCTGGAGCTTGCGCACGAGCAGCAGCCTGATGGGACGTGGCACTACCGCGTGACAGGCGGCGTGCCGACCTGGGCGGGGCAGGATCTGGTAACGGTTGAGCAGCAGATTAACACCTGGGGGCGGCGCGCGTTTTTGCGCGAGGCGCAGCACGACACGCGGGCGGCGGAGAATGGCCTCTGGCAGCGCGAGCGCGATATTGTGCCGCATCGCGTTTCGCCGGTGACGCTGCCGCCGCTGATCCGCATCGTTGTCGGCCTTGATCCATCCGGCACCGCGACTGGCGATGCCGCTGGCATTATCGTTGCTGGCCTGGACGCGCGCGGCCACGTTTATGTATTGGCTGACGTAAGCATGCAGGGCAGTCCGCGCCAGTGGGCTGCGGCTACCGTGAGCGCGTGCCATCAGCATGAGGCCGATAGCATCGTGGCTGAGCAGAACAACGGCGGCGAGATGGTGGAGGTAACGCTTTCTACCGTGCGCGATTGCCCGCAGGTGCGGCTGGTGCATGCCAGCCGGGGCAAGGTGACACGCGCAGAACCCGTGCAGAAGCTGTACGAAGAGGGCCGCGTGCATCATGTGGGCGTGTTTGATGCGCTTGAGGACGAGCTGTGCCGCTGGCAGCCGGGTGATGACTCGCCCAACCGCCTTGATGCTCTGGTTTGGGCCATAACCGACCTTGTGCTGCTTCGTCGTGCTGCTGACATCCCGGCCCTGCCGCCCGCCACTCCATCGCGCTGGAGGCATCTATGAACTATCGCCGTTCGCCACTCACCGAGCCCATTGGTGCCGTGGGTCTCCCGATCTATGCGGGCTATCTGCGCCTTGACCCCAACCCGTACAGCCAGTTGTATGGCCGCGATGCGATTCGCGTCTATCGCGATATGCGCTACAACGAGCCAGCGGCAGCGGCGTTCCTCAACGTGACAACGGCGCTGCTCCCAACGGAACCCGATGTTATTCCGGGTGGAGCCACGGATGCCGATCAGCGTGCAGCCGAGCACATCCGGCAGTGTCTTGCGGATCTGTCGCCGTCGTTTGCCACGACCATTCGCCAGATGGCCTCGATTTTGTGGGCGGGGTGGGACATTCACGAGATTGTCTACAAACGCACGCGGCAGGGGTTCATTGGCTGGCAGGGGTTCGAGCTGCGCCGCCAGGACAGTATCCAGCGCTGGCAGATGGCCGCTAGCAGTGGCACCATCAGCGGGTGGGAGCAGCGCCCTGCACCTGATTTTGTGTTGCGTACCATCCCCGCCGAGCGGTACATCCATATTGTTGCCGATGACAGCGAAGGATCGCCCGAGGGCCTGTCGCCGTTGCGCGGTATGTATCGCCACTGGTACATGACCAAACAATTAGAACTGCTGATGGGTATTAGCTTTGAGCGCTTTGGCACGGGGTTGCCGGTGTTCGAGATTGACGAGGGCGTGGTGCTCACCGAGCGCGATCAGGCGCTGCTCCAAGATGCCTTGCTCCAATTGCGCCAGAACGAATATGCAGGCGCTATTATGCCCGCAGGCGTGCGGTTTCGCTTTGCCGACTCGCCTGGCCTGGATGTTGAGAACTATATCGAGATCATTCGCTACTTGCGCCTCGTGATGCTGTCAGTACTCCTTGCCGACTTTATTGGCCTTGGCACGCAGCAAGGCGGCGGAGCCTATGCACTCGGCAAGGATAAAAGTGAGCTGTTCCTGCTGAGCCTGAACGGCACCATCCAGCGCATCACCGACGCCATCACCGAGCAGGCCGTCACACGCCTGCTGCGGCTCCCTGCCTTGCGCCAGCAGTTTGGGCCACTGACCGCCATGCCGCGTGTGACGCTGCCGCCGATTAAGCGCTATGACCTGGAGCAACTAAGCGGTTTTGTGAAAGTGTTGACCCGGATCGGCAGCTTCACGCCGACGATTGACGATGAGATCTTCTTCCGCAAAATCGGCGATCTGCTGGATCGCACGCCCGCCGATCTCACGCGGGATCGGGCAGATGCGCAGCCGGATGACCCAACGACGCCCGCCGACGCTAACGGCGCACCCGACGATACGCCTATCCCTGCTAGCGAGGAGGATGCCGATGAAACCGACGACGACGCCCCCATCGATCCTGCCGTTGTCGACTGATCGGACGTTTTGGCTGCGCCGACGGCAAGCGTTGCTGATCGAACTGGCGGCGATCGAAGATTTGTTACAGGTCAAGCGCCCGCAGCTGGCCAGCCATGCGCGGCGCCTACCGCCAAAGGACAAACGCTAATGCGTTGTTTGGTGTTCCAACCCTATCGCCACACGTACCCCGATAGCCTGCTTGCGGTCGGAGCCGATCTGCTTGCAGCTATGCTTCGGCGTAATCCGCGCTGGCGCTTTGATGTGGTACGGCAGCCCATGACCGTGGCCGTGTCAGATGGCAGTCCGAAATACGCGCCCCATGCGCAGGTGCGCAATATCCTCCTGGATCGCTTTTTGCGCCCGATCCATCAGCGCGTTTTGTGGATCGATGCGGATCTGATCAGCTATCCGCCGGATTTACCAACACAGTTGGAGCGCGCCAATCCTGGCGGTATTACCGCGCCGCTCGTGCTCTTGGACAAGCACGACACGCGCTTTTACGACATCGGCGGGTTCATTTACAACGGCGAACCCGCACGCTACACCCCGCCGTACTTTGGTACCGGCGACGAGCCGATCGTGACAATGGACAGCGTTGGCTGTGTCTATCTTGCGCCTGCGGCGCTGTATCGGTCGGGTGTACGCTATGTGCCCAACGGTCCACACTATGGTGTTGAGCATTGGAGCGTGTGCCAGGCGGCGATCCAGCGCGGCATCCCCGTGCGGGCGGTGCGGGGGCTGACTGCGGTACATGCCTGGTTGCCTGATTTTGGCTTGCCATTACATTAAAAGGAGTCGCGCCATGCCTTGTCCGCCCTGGGTGCACAACGAGCGCACCGTTGAAATTCCGTGGCTGGCGCAGCAACTCGCGCAGCGCCCGCCATCTGTGCTGCTGGATGTTGGTAGTGCGGATAGTTTCTACTGGCCCGAGTTGCGTGCAACCGGCGCGGCCTGCACGCTGTTTGATGTACGTCCGTTCCAACCGCTCTACGGCGCGCCGCACGATACCTACACGCTGGTGGTTGCGCCGCAGTTGCCCGCATCCTGGCAGGCGTGTTTTGATGCCGTGGTCTGCATCAGCATCATTGATCATGTGGGCCTTGATGCCTACGGACAAGCCGCTGATCCCGCTGCCCTGTCCGCGTTTGTGGCCGATCTGACGCGGGTAACTGCTCCTGGTGGACACCTGTATGTGACCACGCCCGCAGGTCGTGATCGCTGGACAACCCACCCCGGCGGCGGGCAGCGCGTGTTCAGCCAGCGCAGTCTGCTGGATCTCTTTGTGCCCGCCGATTGGCAGCTTGAGGAGCTTGCGCAATGGCGTTACGACGGGCAGGTGTATCAGCCCGATCAGGCCATTGACGATGCGGGCTATCTCAACGATAAAGCCGAGGCGGTGCTGGCGTTAACGCTTGAGCGGCTTGACAACGGTTTATCCGCGTGGTAGACTTGCCATAATCAAACAGACACGTTGCCAGTAGCCTACGGCTATTCAGCGGCGGTCATCTGATCTACGGATCAGGTGGCCGCCGCTTTTTTGATTCCTATGACCCGAGCGCTTACGGCTATTACCTCACAGCCCTGGGCCATTACGCATGAATGGCTGGATCTGCTTGCGCAAGTCGCCCGGCGCGAGACCGATGTGCATGCACTCGAAGCCCAACTGGGCGCGCCGCTGCGCAACACCCGTACCGTCACGGTGCGCGATGGCGTCGCGCTTATCCCTGTTGCTGGCCCTATCTTTCGCCGTGCCAATCTGTTCAGCCAGATCAGCGGTGCCACCTCTATTGATGTGCTTGCCCGCGATGTCGCTGCCGCTCTTGCCAGCCCCGAGGTACGCGCCATTGTGCTTGACATTGATAGCCCTGGCGGAGCCGTGAGCGGTATTCACGAGCTGGCCGAACAGATCTATGCCGCACGTGCGCAGAAGTCGATCACCGCGTATATCGGCGGTATGGGCTGTAGTGCCGCCTACTGGCTCGCGGCGGCTTGTACTGAAGTGGTGGCTGATGCGACGGCCATGGTTGGCAACATCGGCATCATTATGGCAACGATGAGCGGGCGTGAACCGGGCGAATTGGAGTTTACTGGCCGCAATGCGACGCGCAAGAACGCCGATGTTGCCACGAGCGCGGGGCGTGCCGACATCCAGGCCGTGATCGATGCCACGTATGACGTGTTTGTGGCTGATGTGGCGCGCTTTCGTGGCGTGTCGGTTGCCACGGTTGAGGCCGACTATGGTGCAGGCGGAATTTTCGTCGGCAATGCAGCCGTGCGCGCTGGCCTGATTGATCGTGTTGATGGTCTTGAACCGCTGTTGACGACGCTGCGCCCTGCATCGCGCACGCTGCGCCCTCCCCTCGTGGCGCATACCCCTGTGGCGACGCCACAGGGGGACATACACCCATCTCACCATCAAAGGAGTACTGTTATGGATGAACCAACGCCGGCGGCCCAAACCCCGCCGGGCGCGGTGCCGGTGCCGCCGACCGTTGACGACCCCGCCGCACAAGCACAGATCGCCGCCTATGCGCGCCAAATGCAGGAGCAGTTGCGCAGTCAGCATCAGGCGTATATGGAACAAGCACAGCAGCAAGCGCGGGCCGAGTTCGAGCGCTGGAAAGCTGAGCAAGCGCGCAGTCAGGCCATTATGAGCTTTGCGCAGCACATCACCACGCCAACGCTTGAGCGCCCGCATGCCGTCGCGTACACGGCTGATCAGATCGTTGGCCTGCTGTCAGGCCTCACCGATGACAAACGCCAGGCCGTTGAGCAGGTGTTGCGCGATGCCGTGGATGGCGCGTTGACCGTGGCGTTCAATCGTATCGGTGCAACGGGTGCCAGTACCACGCCGGATGAGGCCGCGCAGTGGCGCGATCTGGTGGCCCAGCACGAAGGACGCGGCCTTGGTCGCACGGCGGCCATTCAAGCCGCCATGCACGCAAATCCCGCGTTGTATCGTGCGCAATCGGCACCGAAAGGCGGCGCGTAATGGCAACCAGTCACGATAACAACAGTGTCGTCATCAGCTTTCCCGCTGGCAGCGACTTGAGCGCGTTTCAATACTACCCCGTTGCGCTCACGACGGCGGGCCTGCTCACCACCATCGGCAGTACGGCCACAGCACCCATCGGCGTGCTGCAAGATACCCCCGATGCATCGGGCGTCATGGGCGCGGTCACCGTAAGCGGCCCATCCAAAGTGGTTGCCTACACCGGCGCAGTGGTTGCAGGCGTGGATGCATTGGGGGTCAACACCTCGGGCATTGCTGCGGTAACCACGACGGACAATCAATTCATCATCGGTCGTGCCCTGAGCGGTCAAGCCGATATTGGCGTCAACAGCATCATTGAGGCGCTGGTCAACGTCGGACGCTATTAGGAGATCGTCATGCCCTTGCCAACGTTACAGAACGTCCATATTCAGGCAGCGCTGACCGATCTCAGTGTTGCGTATCGTCAGGACGCCCCGGCGGTGTCTGATCGGATCTTTCCGCGCGTGCCGGTCTCCAAACAGGCCGACAAGTATTTCATCTGGGACAAGGCCGATATGTGGCGGCGCGAGGTCAAAAAGCGTGCGCCGGGGGCCGACTTTGCCCGGATGGGCGTGCGTCTCAGCACCGATAACTACAGCGCCGATCAGTACGCGCTGGAGTATCCCATCCCGGACGAGATCCGCGCTAATCAGGATGCGGCGGTGGATGTTGAAGCAACCGCATCCATGGTGCTCGTCGATCAGCACAACCTGGAAAAAGATTTTCAGTTTGCGAGCACGTTCTTTACGACTGGCGTGTGGGCGGCGGGCACCGTGACCACGCAATGGTCAACTGTCGCCACCGGCACGCCGATCACCGACATCATCGCGGCGACTTCGACGATCCGCCAGGCGCTGGGCGGCTCGGCACAGCACCGACTTGTAGGGCTTGGTGGTACGAAGATCCGTGCGGCACTGCTTGGCTCGGCGCAGATTCGCGAGGCGGGGAAGTACGTTACGGAGCAATCCATTGCCAATGTGGATGCGGCGCTCGCCGCGCTGCTTGGCCTGGATGAGCTGGTCATCAGCGATCGCGTGTATAACACGCGGCCAGAAAAGGCCAGCGCATCCTACACGCCGTTGTTCAATACCGGCTTTTTGCTCGTGGCTGTGCCGCGCAATCCAGGGCTGATGGTGCCGTCGGCTGGCTACACGTTCGCCTGGGACGAAGGCGGGCGCGGCGATATGTACGTGGAGCAGTATCGCGACGAGCCGAAAAAAAGCGATGTGCTGCGTTCCATCTGCTACTTTGATCAAAAACTCGTCGGTGCCGATCTGGGCGTGTTCTTCAATAACGCGGTGGCGTAAGGCGACCTATGCGCATCCTGGTTATCCATCCGGGGGCCTCGTTTGCGACGCACGATGTGTATGTCGGGTGCGTGGCGGGGTTGCGTACATGTCCTCATGTGTTTGTTGAAGAGGCGCGCCTTGATACCATTCTCGGCTGGTATCAAGGCGCGCTGACAACCGGCATACAGCGCACGGTGTTTGCATTAGATGCCTTTGACCGTGTAACACAACACGGCAATCTCTCAGCGCTTGCATCGGCCCACATCACGCGCCAAGCTTTGCTTGAAGATACGCCCGATTGGGCGCTCGTCATCAGCGGCCATAACTACAATTGGCACGATGCTGCGATCCTGCGACGTGCGGGCATCAAGACCGCGATCCTGTTAACCGAAACGCCGTACTTTGGTGCGCTGGAGGTGCAGATCGCCCGTGGCCATGATGTCGTGTTCACGCACGAGCGCGCCGCCGTCGTACCACTCCAGCAGCAGCTTGACGCGCCGGTGGTCTATCTCCCGCACGCCTATCATCCGACGCTACACACACCGGACGGTCACGCCGCAGATCCGTGCGATGTCGTGTTCATCGGCTCGCTGTTTGATGAGCGCAAAGCGCTGTTGCGCGGGGTTAATTGGACTGGCATTGATCTTGTGTGCGCCGGGCTTGACCCACAGCAGCCCGTTATGGATGCCATCGTCCCCAACGTCCAGGCCGCACAGCAGTATCGATCAGCACGCATTGCGCTGAACCCGCATCGCACCACCACGCAGCACGGCAGCGGCGAGCATATTGCCGCGCATACGGCCCAGAGCCTCGGGCCGCGTGCCTATGAGATTGCCGCCTGCGGTGCCTTCCAACTCATGGACGATAGCCGTCTTGAAGGGCGTGATGTGTTCGGCGATGCCTGGGTCACGTATCGCGCGGGCGACAGTGGTGACCTCGAACGGCAGATCCGCCGCTGGTTGGCCGACGATACAGGCCGTCGCACCGTTGCTGCGCAGCAGCACGCTGCTATTCAGCTACATAGCTGGCACATGCGCGCACAGCAGATGGTCGAGGTACTGGCATGCCACTAAGTAGCAATGCCTATGGTTCGGTGTTGGAGGTCGCGGCCTACGTACAACACGCCGCCAACGGCGCAGGGACGTTTGATACCACGACCTCACCAACCATTGTGCAGGTGGAGCAGTTCATTGAGCGGCGATCAGCCCTGCTCAACGCCTGCCTTGCCGAAGCAGGCTATACCGTGCCAGTCACCGTGGCACAAGCCAAACTGATCCTTGATCACTATGCCGTGATGGGCGCGGCGGGGGATGTCGAGCTGAGTCTGCGCAATAGCGGCACCAGTGACGAGGAAAACCCGCGTGCGCCGCAGTTCTTGAACGAGTTCAACACGGCGTGTAACTTTCTCAAGTCCGCCGCGTTTGCCGCACTGCTCGTGCCGCAAGGCACGGCCAGCCCCGCCATCGCAGGCCTGTACGTCGGCGGGCGGACTCGTACCAATCAGGCGTTGCGTCCCATCTTTACACGCGGCATGTTTGGCAATAATCCGACCCGCGAAAGCGGCACGCGCGAGCCAGGGTATACGGAGGAGCCATGAGTCTGCATGTGCAACGCCTTGGCCTCGAAACGGTTGCCCGCGATCTGGCGACGTTGCCGCAGCGTGTGCAGGCCGCGCAACGGCTGCATGTGGGGAACGTCCAACAGCAGTACCTCAGTCGCCTGGTGGCGGCCACGCCACGCGGACGCGGGCCGACCAAAGGCCAGCTTGCGGCGGCGTATCAGACCACGCTCACCACGCAGGATCTCACCACCACGGCCACGATCACGAACACCACGGCCTACCTGGTGTATGTGCTCAACGGGCGCAAGGCGGTACAGGCCAAAGCAGGCAAAGCGTTGCGCTTTATCATTGATGGTGAGGTGCTGTTCCGAAAACGCGTCAAAGCCGCCAAAGCCAACCCGTTCGATGATCGTGTGGCCGATCAGATGCAGCCGGTGCTTGACGCGCTGCCCAACACGATCGCGCGGGCGGTGCTGCCATGAGCTATAGCTCGTGTGAACTGGCGGTGCTCACGCTCGTGCGGAGCCTCAGCGCAGGTACGGTGTTTACCACGACCAACAGCATGCGCGGTGACTGGCAGGTGCTCGATGCGCCTGGCGTGCGCGTGGCGTGTGTCGTAGCGCAACGCGAGGCGAGCACGTTCGCCGATCGCATTGACGGGCGCGGCAGTCACGGTCAGCGCATGCGCCAGCATCGCATCGTCGCGACCGTGTTTACCAAAAAGCAACAGGGCACCGGCGGTGATGGCGCGATCTACACCACACACCTGACGACGGTTGATAGCCTGGCCGCCCATTTGGAGCAGTACCCCAAGCTCAACGGCGCGGCGGGCGTCTTACGCGGCATGATCAGCAGCATTGGGGCCATTAGCGAAACCCCAAGCGCGTCACACTACTACAGCGAGATCCAGATGGATGTGCTGGAGCAGGTCAACGCCCAGCAGCAGGAGACCCCGAGCTAATGCATATTCTTGTTGTGCATCCAGGCCATGCCTACAGCACGGCTGATGTCTTTGATGGTCTGGTGTTTGGCTTGCGCGCCACTGGTGCATCGGTAAGTACCTTTCCGCTGATGGATGAGGTGCTGCTCGCGCATACCCTGATTGACGCCGCGCGCGCGGCGAATGCACTGCCGACCTATCCCGATCCGTTTGCGTATGCGTGTCGTTCCATTCCCGCGCTCGCAATGGCGAAAGGGGCTGATGCGGTCATCGTGGTGACGGGTTCCAACGTGCCAGCGGCCATTCCGCTGACGTTGCGACGTGGCGGGATCCAGACAGCCATCCTGTGTACCGAAACACCGTATCTGACGCATACCCGCGAAGCCAATGACGCCAGTTTCTACGATGTCGTGTTCACGATGGAGCGCAACGGGCCGCCGCTGTTCATCCACAACGATCCCGCCACCGTGTCGTACCTGCCACATGCCTACCACCCTGAGCGACACACGCCAGGGCCGATTAATCCCGCCAAAGCACCCGATGTGTTTTTTGTCGGCACGCGCTACCCCGAACGTGCGGCGCTGTTTGATGCCGTGTTTGCCGCGTGCGCGCACGAGATTGACTGGCATGAGATTAGTCAATGGTATCAGCCAGGTGACGATCCTGCCACCGCGTTTCGGGGCGTGTTACCCAACACCGAAGCCGTGGCCTGGTACCGATCTGCCCGTATTAGTTTGCAACACCATCGCACCATTGCGGATTGGACGCAGGGGACGCAGATCGCGCCGCAGAGTGCCGCATCACTCGGGCCGCGTGTGTATGAGATTGCGGCGTGCGGCGGCTTCTGCCTGTGCGATAGCACACGCCCCGAGCTTGCCGACGTATTCGGCGCGTGCGTGCCAACCTATGACCCAGCTCGCCCTGCTGATCTGGAACGACAGATCCGGCACTATCTCGCCCATCCGGATCAGCGCGACGCCCTGGCTGCGCAACAACAGCAGGCTGTGCAACCGCACACCTGGACGGCGCGGGGGCTCCAGATACGCACCACGCTTGACGGGTTGCGTCACCGACGCGGCCCACTGGTTGCGGTTCCCGCTTCACCATCACACAAGGAGTTACCATGGCAACCATAGCCGGTACCAATGCGATCCTGTACCTTGGCCTCAACAGCGGCAGTGCGGGGCCTATCACCGAGACATTTGATCTCTCGGTGGAAACTGAAACCGATTTTGCCGACGATAGCGCCCACGGCGACGTGTGGCGCACGTTCCTCCCGACGCTTTCCACCTTCACGATGAGCATCAACAAACATTTTGATGATGCAGCAGGGGGTGGGCAACTGCAAAACTGGGTCATCGGGCGCAACCTGCTGCGCTTCTACCTGTACCCGGCGCGCACGACCAGCACGATCTATTTTTATGGCACAGGCTATCTTGGCGGGGGTGGTATCGGCTTGACCCTGGAAGACATCGCCGATAGTGCGTTTACGTTTCAACCATCGGGCCAGCCCGGCTACATCCATCCGTAATGCGCGGCACGGGCGGGCTGGTGCGCGTGCGGGGCGTGCTGATTGGTCGCCTGACGACCTGGCAAGTGGTGATCAGCCCGACGACGCAGCAACCAACGTTGTTCGGGCAAGGCACGTTCCTGCGCGTGTACGCGGACGTGCTGCTGGATGTTGCCGCCACCGTGCCCCTGCTCCCCACGCCGTTGCCCATGCGCTATGGTCGCCCGAAGCCGCCCGTCGTGCGCCCGTGTGCGTTCACGGGCACCATTGTTGAACTCACCAGCGGCCAGATCACGCTGGCGCGAGGAACGATTGTCTATGACGCTTGACTATTTGAGTAAAGCCGCAGTCTTGCACGCGCTCACCAGCACGCATGAGCAAACCGTTACGTCTGCCATGATCGGCGGCAGTGTCTTGGTGCGCGAGTTGACCGCACGCCAGCGCCAACTCGCCAACGATGCCGCAACCGCAGAAAATCCCGACGCACCGGATCAGGTGTTGTTTCGGGCCATGCTGTTGCACTTCAGCCTCGTTGATCCGACAACCGGCACTCCAGGACCGGATGGCACGATTGACCCGCGCACGCGCACGCCGTTGCTGTCCATTGCCGACGCGCTGGATGTGGTCGATGGTCGCCAGGCAGCGGTCGACGAACTGATCGTCGCCATTACATCCCTCGCGGCGCTTGGGCCGCGTGCGTTCAAAAGCGCAGCTCCTCCGTCTGACGCTCTCCAACGAGACGCAGGAGCAGGCACTGATGCTGATGGATCGGGAACTGCCCGCAACGCCGATGCGGGAACTGGCCACGGCAACGCATGAGCGGCGCACGCTCCTTGATCTCAGTTATCGTCTGAGCGTGCCATATGACGAACTGCTGGATCGTCTCTGGAGCAGTGATGTCACGCGCTACGTGGCTGATACGCTCATCCAGCGCGCACAGCACGAGGTCGATGAGCGCCTGCGTACCGCTGACGCCAAACGCCGCAAAGGACGCCGCCGCTAAATGGCTACCAAGCGCAGTATTGACATCACGATCGCCTCAACGTTCAACGCGGCAGGCATCACACAGGCCAATAAAGCGTTGGCAAACTTGGATCGTGCCAGCGCGCAGGCCGCACTTCAGGCGCAGAAGCTGGCTCAGGCTGAGGCTCAGACCGCCATCGCCGCAAACCGTGCGGCCACCGCCCAGCAGCAGCTTGCTCAAGCAACGGCGCGCACGGCCCAGCAACAGGCCAATGCGACCACGGCAACCCATCGCGCCGCAACCGCGCAGCAGCAATTAGCCCAGGCCACGGCACGCACCGCGCAGCAGCAGAGTGCTGCCGTCGCCGCCGCCGCCCGTGCGGAACAAGCCCAACTGCGGCTTGCCCAGGCGCACGAACGCGCGGCGGCACACGCCCAACGCGCCCAAACGAGCGTCGAGGCGTTGCCGCGCACGCTGCACGGCCTGAGCGGGCCTGCGGCAGCAGCCGGCACCGCATTGGCGGGGGCGTTTGCGGTCGAGGCGGTGGTTGGATTTACCGCCGCCACCATCGCGGTGGGGAACACGCTGGAGCGCACCAAGGCCATTGCGCAGGCGATTGCGGGCAGTCAGGCCACCTACAATCAGGTGCTGGCGCTGGCGACCACTAATCAGCAGCAGTTTGGCGGCTCGCTTGCCAGTAACATTGCGGTTTTACAGCAGTTTCTGCTCATCAGTAATCGCGTCGGCGCCGATCTTAATCAGCTTAATCAGGCAGCGCAGTTACTCAGTGTCGTCAACCCGCTTGAGGGCTTTGAGGGAGCCGGTATTGCGCTCTCGGAATTCCTCAGCGGCGATATTACCTCGTTGTCTGAGCGGTTTAATCTGCCCCGCCAAGCACTCAACGAGCTGGCGAAATCGACGGCACCGGTCGAGGAAAAACTCAACGGGCTGTTTGCGTTGCTGGAAAGCGCGGGCGTGACCATGGATGTGGTCACGGCGGCAACGGACACCAACGCCGCCGCGTTCTCCAAACTGGCCGCCGCCGCCGAAGCGCTGCAAGCGGCCATCGGCCAGGGCCTGGCGGAAGCTCTGGCACCGGTTGCCGAAGGCCTTGCAGGTATGGCGCAAG